TTTAAAAATAGACAAGAGTGCGTAAGTTCTTTTCTTAATTTGCGGAACCGTTTTTAAAATTAAAAAAAGATCTTAGAAATACCCACCCCTATTGAAGATCATGGAGGATGTATTCCTTCCTAATTCCATACACGCACTCTTCCCTCCATCCATTTTTTAACATCCTTGTATGAGGACAAATTCTTAAAAGAAAATCGTAACGCTAGGAAATGGAGTCTACAATTGCAACAACCTTTACCGAGCCTCGTTCGTCGGTTGCCCGACGTATGATTCAAGAAGTGACAGATGCTTTGCGAAGTGAAAGCCCTGCCCAGGTCAGTTCTAGATTTTCGGACTATCAAAAAGAGTTTCCAAGAATCTTTGCTATATTACTTACAAGGTCTTACCCGAAAGACTTGTTAGAGATGATGCTTCTACAGTTGGAGTCCGTCGAGGGCGGGAGAACAAGTCAGCATAACGCCTCTGTCCACGTGGGAACCGTTCTGGTGGATCGATACGTGAAGCCAGATCTGGTAGGAATTCCGAAGAAATAATAGGTTCTTCAATTAATAATATAGTTGAAGGAGTATCTTCAGATCGTCGAAATCCTTCAAACATGCGATCCGATGGAATCCGATCCGGTCGCACCGTCCAGGATGGAATCCGATGCACCGGTGGAAGAAGAAGAACTGGTTTTAAAATCTGAATTAAATCAATCACTTCTTGCGCCACATATCGATCTAGATGCAAGTTCCAATCTTCTGATATCGGTTCTTCATGCTCCTTACACCACTCAATCGATCGTAATACATTTTGGCGCACTAACAAACGAAGATGTGCTGAATTAGAATGTTCTTCTCGAATTAAGGCGATTGTATCGCGAATAATTCGATATTCCTCTTTTTCAATGGCTTCTTGTACCATCCACATCTGTTGAATCCACTCTTTCGGATATTTATTTTGAAGCAAGCATGAATCTACTGATTCTAGCATCTTTACTATTTCTACGACTCCTGCTTCCCTTCCTAAAAATCCATATCCAATAAAATATCGTTCCGCATTTCCCGCACGACTTGTTCGTGGTTTCATAAATTTCCACTCTCGAAATAACATACATGTCATCCATAATAAATCCAAGGTCTGTTTCTCCGTTGTATCAAAACATTTTATAATCATGATTCCTCCTTTTGCTAAACATTGAATCCCAATCAAGATTTCTGCTACCAATAACGAATAAATGGAATCTTCTTGCCCGCTATAGTCACCACTGAAATCAAACCCACCATCTGCTGTATACAGATGAACCTCCTTCTTACATTCATCTATAAAATATGTTCGATTTGCTTTCACCAATATATCTCCGGTATCATCCGCTCCATAGGAAATACGAACCATAGGATGTGCTTCCAAAAATGCAGCGGCTTTTCGCCAGCCTGGTACATGTTTTGTTGTACTTCGTAATGTCATAGCATGACACTCTGTATAATTCCATGTAAGTCGTTTTGCCATCACAGTAATGGCTTCTAAAAATCCACCAGGTCCTTCCGCACTATGAGCTGTATGTAATCCTCCATCCCGCTGCACTAAGGGTTCCAATTCCTTTGTAATATTTGCATACTTCCAAAATTCAATCATCTTAAAATAACTTCGTGATAGTGGAGACCGTGTGCAAACGGACCGAGACGTTCGACGATTCCATGATAAAAATATATATTCATATGGATTGGTAATTTTTTTATAATCATCCCATTGCCCCTGCTCATAATAGAGAGTAATTTCCTCTTTGGCTAATGAAAGAGCCTTACTCTCCATACTTTGTATGATATGGCGATCCATAAGATGATCTTCTTTTAGCAATATCCATTGCTCAATTGCCGGTCCCCCCGTCCCCCCCCGTTCAATCACTCCTTCCATACTAGACTATAAATCAGTTTGTTTAAACATCTCCATACGGCTTATAGATAGCGATCGTAATATTGATGCGTCATAGTCTTGGAAAATCCGCCACGAATCATATTCCATTTCTCTGGTGAACTAGGATTCCACCAGATGAGTCCATCTTTCTCCCGTAAATCTGGTTTCAATGTCTTAGTATGCTCGGGATTGTCTACTAATTCTTGTATCCGTGCCTGTGCTTTTTTCATAGATGCTTCCGTGACAGTTGCCTTCCAAAAATAGTAGCAAAATCGATCCGTTTTCAAGGGAGCACCTTCAAATGACTGTTCGTATTCTAGAGCAATCTGGTGGACATCCTTCAATTCCGATTTTAAAAACTTGGCTTCTTCGCCAATTTCACGGATCACAGCGGCTTTCATCATAGTCGCTAATTTTGTAGCAGGAACTCCTTTGTTGCGAATTGCTCCCTTTGCCTCCTTCCATTCCATTTGTCCTTTGGGCGGTTCATACTCCTTCTTAGGATTCTTTCCCCATTCATGAACAACTGCAATTGTTTTGTCATCACCTACCGGATGAATAAAGAGAATGTTTCGAATAAACACACGTTCTCCTGATGGACGCTGAATATACAAATATTCTTTACCACTCGGGAATGTGTGATATCCGATAGGAACCATTGTTACACGAGCGCGACGAGTTTGACGCATCCTACTAGAGATTTCGAAAAGATATCACCAAGACTCCTACCATAAATAAAGGAATTCCAATAATCAGTAAGGAAGTTATAGAAAATACAACTCCTGTAATAATCATAGCAATTCCTCCAATACCAAGAATAGCACCGCAGATTCGTTGCATTGTATGATAGAGTATATGTAGATTCAGTCTAAATCATTTTTTATCTTTGATAAGTAGATTATGCGATCTGGTATTCTCTTAGATATTCCGAAACTATCTAGTCGTATATATGAAATTTCAACTACATATCCAACTTCTTACAAAGAACCAGACTATAATGACCCGGTATTTGAATCGTTTCAAATGTTTATAGTCAATCTTTTACTTCATCATATGACATCTATGAAATCGTACTGGAAACCTTCTCGCCTTCGTATAGAATCCACGGAAGATTTTGAATCGTGTATTATTCATGCAAAAAATACAAAATTAGGAAATGGTGCGTTTGGAACTGTCTATAAAATAAAATCTGATGCATGTTCTTGTTTCAAAAATATTCCTTCCAATACACCCTTTGTAGCAATGAAAGTTGAATCAATCAAACATGATGGATATTGGAAAGCTCAATCACCGCAAGCAATTGCAACATCTGTGAAACTATCCAAACTAGCTGGAAAACATGGTGTTGGACCTATATTTTATGATGCATTTCTTACAAAAGATAAAGATGGATATATTCAGATTATTAAAGTCTTTGAATATATTGATGGAACAAATTGGAATGATATGGAGTGGAGCTCATCTGAAAAGAAATTACATGCATTAGAACAATTAAAGATATTAATTCAGAAAATGAATAAGATTGGAATTATTCACAACGATTTACATTGGAAAAATGTGATGATATCCAAAGAAGAAAAGGTATATATTATTGATTTTGATTTAGCAATATTTTATAAAGATATGGAAAAAGATGATATATCTTACTTTAATAATGCAGATCAATTGGAAAATAATATGTTCTCTTGGAAACGAATTAGATATATATATGATACCTTAGTTAAAGAAGGATATCTTATACTACAATCACCCGTAAAGAATAAAACTAGAAAAGCAAAACGCATATAATTGATTCTTTTTTTGATCCCTGTTTAAAAAATAGAGATCAAAGAATATAGTTTATTTTACTCAATCACCAAATCCAGTTCAAATTCTTCTTCTTCAATTTGATTTAATTGATTTGTAGGAAGACTAGCTTGAATCGGCACAAAGCCAGTCTTGGTAGGAGCAAAGAGTTTTGAATCAATTTGTTCTTGGCTCATCTCATCGTGCACCTCTAAGATCGATGTCTTAGGAGGTGGTGCATCCTTCTTCAGTTGAATGGCTGCTACTTCATCGTACAGCACATCACTAAAGGAGGTTCCACCACGAATAACCGACCCTAACATAATATTGGCACTTACACCTAAGATAGGATCTCGTTCGCCATAAAGGGCAGACTTGAGCATAATTTCCTCTGTTTGTTCAAAGGAGGCTTTGGCAAGTGATCCAATATTCAGCTTATTAATACCATATCGATCACATTGCATTAATCCTCCTTTTGCTGTCATACGATCCACTAACATACCGGTATGGCGATAGTGAACCCCTGATGGAATTGTTATCATCAGTTCTTTTAAGAGAAGAGCTCGTGCTGCTTCAATTCCAAACAGTTCATACATATCATATACATTATTGCTCATGACACGGGTGGGATCTACACTTGGATGTGATAGAATTTCTAATAAATTGCTTCCATCACTGATCAGGACAAATTGCTCCACCGATTTATAGGCTCCTTCGATAAGTTCCAAATCTTGGTTCACTTTCTTGAAGCTTACACTGCGAAGTCCTGGAATACCTCTCACCGCAGTTGTGGAAAGAATCTTATTTTGTAATTGTTTCAAAATCACCAATTGATCGCTCAAGGCATCACTGGAATCCACCAAGCGAAGACGAAAGACCAATTGTGTTGCATTAAAATCAGTGTACATGGTGGATGTATTTGCTTTCATACTTACCTTAAGCACATACGCAATGTCATCCATGGAAATATTTTTGGCAAACATCTTTTCACGATCAAGTTCAAAGCGTAGCAACCAAGGAGATTTCTTCTCTTCTGATTGCTTTATTACCGCTTCATAGGCAGCAAAGTACGCTAACCACTCTGTATCCTGTTGGAGAAGCGTGGCTTCGTCTCTAGGATCATAATAAATGCTACTTGTAGTGATCAAATCTTGCAAGAGCGTAAACTCCATAGATTGTGCTGCACGACGTGCTTCTTCCTTTGACTCGCGTAAATCCTTGCGAAGAGGAATTGTGCATTCTACCATCTTTGGATGTTTGGTCACTTTCAATAGTTCATCCACACGAGGCACACCACTTGTCATATTTGATGCACCAGCCGTGTGAAAGGTACGAAGGGTCATTTGCGTAATAATCTCTCCAATTGATTGAGCAGAAATCACACCCACTGGTTGACCAGGCTCTACCCATGCCTTCCAATGTGTAAGAATGGCTTTTTCCACTAATGCATCAAGCGCTGTCTTTGTAAATCCCAACTCCTTCAGTTTGTGAGGAGCCAAGTGAAATCGAAGTAACGCTCCCCACACTTTATGATTTGCTCGTGTTCGTTGTAAGATCGCATCATGTGCATCTAGAACTTGATCTCCCGTCACATTGCCACTCTTTGGCTTCAAATAGAATCCAGCGACAATCTCTTCTACTAATCGTTTTAAGCTAACAGGATAGAGCACTCTTGTACTCTTTTGACGTTCAAATACTTTTTCCACCAACATATGCTGATCTGCCACAATTTGATTTGTATAGGCAGTTTGACGATCGCCGGTAGCATCAGGTACTACATATATTGTACGTAATTGCGATTCGGAATAATTAACAAGATCAATCATTTGTGATTCAATACGGGTTGCATTGATTCCATCTTCGCCGTAAGCAAATTGAATAATTGTTCCAGAAGAATCGCGGACAGATCCATCATGTTGTGCGACAAGGTCTTCCATTGCGACACGAATACGACGTTGAATATACCCTGTGCTCGCGGTGTCCAATACTCCTAACCCATTGGCTAAACAAAAGTTTAGTGTGGATGGAACAGTTACATCGTATAATTTAGGATACTTACTAGTATCCGTAAGAATTGTAATTTCAGAAATAGGATCTAGAACGACATCTTTTACTTGTCGAATATGATCTGGAATTTCTTTGTAAATCATAAGTCCTTTTTTATAAAACTCTGTGTAGAGTCCAAGTCTGGCACAAAGAGCATAGATTGTTTCAATTGGTTCAGACGATGGAATTATTGTAGTGAGTGATGATTCATGAAAGAAAGAATCAATCTGTGCCTGAATCTCTTCCTTAGATGCACTTAGTAAAGAGAGATATTTGTTTTCTGCTTCTAACACTTGAATTGATGGTAATGAAAGAGTCACAGGAACAAATTCCCCAATCTTAACTTCAGGCGTTGGCTTTGCAGCAAAACTACCAGTTTCTTCATTCCATACTAGAATTGATTTGGATTCAGGAACAATCACCTTACGACCACTTGCAGTTTTCACCTCATAAAGGGTCTTACCAGGATCATGGCGTGTAATTGCTGATAGAATTTCCCATGAAATACCTCCCTTTGCATCAGGAGTTGGAATATATACCTCATGGGGAAGATTATATAATTCTAAATTTGCAACTTTATGATGTTCAATTTCTTTATCATCTACAGCTGCAAGGTGTGTGTCAATCCATTCACCAATCTGTACATGTTTGGCAATACCTTGTTCCAAAATCAGAATCATTGTATCTCCTGTGACAGATTTCACCGCTGTATCAATCATTCCCTCACGACCAGAAATGGCGTGAAAGAAGAATTCATTTGGTTCCAATCCATCTACAAAAGAAGATGTAATAAAGCCGCGTGCACTAGCAGAATCATCAAAGCATTTGAAATGAGGAAGAGTTCGATTCTTAAATCCATAAGGAACTCGTTTTGTTTCAATTTCTTGTTGACCGAGCACTGCAATCATTTGACTCACGTTTAAGTTAGAACCCTTGGCTCCCGCTTTAATCATATTTGTCATACGATTATTGTCAGAAAGAGACTTAATTGTTATGCCACCTGCTTCATCAGTAGCCTTCTTTAAGGTACCAATCATCTTTCCTTCAAAGTTTTCTTGATTGGAACGACCACTGGAATTTTCAAAGAGACCTGTATGTAATTGGAGAATCATATCTTCCGTTTTGTTGGTAATATTTTTAATTGCTTCCGTAAATTTCTTCTTGGTAACCGCATCGGCAACCAAATCACTAATACCAACCGAGAATCCTGAATTCATCAAGTATTGACTCATCATTGCTTGTAAGGCATCAATGAAATCAATCGTTGCATCAGGTCCGTAATCATTATACATAATATGAATTAAATTCTTTGAAAAGACACTAGAATCAAGCATACCCTTGCTAAGAATTCCACGCTTAATTTCCACCTCCTGATCTTGAAGATTCTTCATCGTCAAGTTGAGAGGTGGCAAAATTGCGCTAATGAGTTGTAACCCCGTCCACATCGGTTGCGGAGTCGTAATTGCCGGTTCTGGTAGCGTGCCATTCCACATCTTGGAATAAACCAAGAGATTCATAGCATCTTTTCTTGAGAACGCCACAGACGGTCTTGTAAATCGATTTGCCCCCAACAATGCATCCTGCAAAATGCCAATCAATGGCAAGGAATTTTGTGGGGAAATTATTTGATGTGGAATTGCGGCAATCATCCGCAATTCAATTGCTGCCTCAACCGACTGAGGCACGTGAATATTCATTTCGTCGCCATCGAACATGGCATACCCAGTTTTTCAACTGGGAGTAGACTTTATCTTAAGCTCACTCTAGAACCGACCACCGTAAAGTCGTTGCTCCTTCCTCACGCTCACCAGCAGAGAGGCTTGGGTCAGGATTGCCCATTTCTTACTCCTTCCACCGGAGCTCGAATCATAAAACGTTGTTACCATCTCCCTTACGGTCTTTCTCCGAGGCCAGTGAGGATTTTCATCCACACCTTGGTAGTTTTATGCTTTAGGGGTTCCCCTGAATTTGGTGGTCTCGCATCCCATCTGGATACTAGACGATTATATTGCTTGATGCACATGAAATGAGAGTGTGCACCATGCAGAAGCATTTACACTGTTTTCCTCATGAAGTATTGCTTCAACTTCACAAGCAGTCGCCTGTTGCGGACATCGATAAGCTGTCTTCAAAAGAAGCAGTCGCATGTATTTCTAATATAGAATCTTTAATTAGCTTGGCAGTTTTATAGGCATTTTCTTGTGTAATGGTTTTTCCACCAAAACACATACGTATTATTCCATCTTTATGCTTGATGTAAAGTGCCACAAGAGAATTAAACTTTGCAATTCGTAGAGATTTTACCTCTAAGGTTCGCGTTTCTTCAATCTTCTCACGGTATTTACGCAAGGGATCCTCTGCACTTTCTTCCACAATATCAATCCCCTCTTCAGCAAATCTTGCTGCAAAGTCTTTGGCTTCTTCCAATGCTTTTGCATAATCACAGCTTGCACTTTGACCAAACGTAATGCGAATTGGATCCGCTGATTTTTGGTCAAGATATACATATATAATCTTTGGAACACCACCAGACTTGATCGAAGTAATTCTTACTTTGTTCGTTGTTGGTAAATAGTGCTCTGCTAATGTAGTATGTTCTCGGTGCTTGCATCGTGAATGACGCATGACATTGTAGCCATGGGGAGTGATTGTATTGAGACTTGCAATCCAATGTGCTTCTCGTTCATCAAGTGTATTTTCTGGAAGATCTTTTTCAAGACATGTTAATTCAAAATCATCCGCTCCAAACTCTAAAATAGCTTTCGCTAAAGGAGTTTTTGCACCTCGAAAGGCAGAGCTGACATGATCGGACCAACGACCAGCAATTCCATACCGATAGGGTTTGGCATCACGTGTCTTTGTGTCTTGGGTTTGACCAATATATTCTTTTCCAGATGTTTTGCTTTTTGCTTTGTAAATGCTGCCAAGCATCTTGTGTCTCTATAGTAGATATAATGCAGACTTCCTTTAAGCCGACATCAATTTTTTATCCGCGTTATATGGCTTGACTGCCGCAGGATTCAATCGGAACGTCTGATACGGTAATACCCGTACAATATGTCCCATCATGCTCATGCGGTGAAGAGATGGCTGTCGGTTAAACAGCACAATATCTCCATCCATCAAATGTCGATGGACAATATCACCTTGAAATAATGTTTGTTCTTTTAATTTTGAATTTTTTAAATTAATCATACGCCCATCAGTTCCGCGTTGAATTGTCTTAGCACCTGGATACACATCGGGTCCATTTTGAATCAATGCATACAACTTTCGACGGTTGTACTCTGTGACACGTTCAGGAAACGTTAAATCCATTGCCACTTTGAGCGGTAATCCAATTTCACTCACCGAAATATTTGGATCTGGGGAAATTACAGAGCGTGCACTAAATTCTACACGCTTTCCTTGAAGATTGTTGCGAATGCGACCATCTTTGGATCCTAAGCGTTGTTGCAAGGATTTCAAAATGCGTCCACTGCGCTGCGCACTTGGACTCACTCCTGGAATATTATTATTCACTAAAGTTGCTACGTGATATTGTAGTAGTTCACTGTAATCATGAATTGATTTCTTGGTAGGATCTTGTGCCATCAATTTATGTAAATCTTTGTTTGCCTTAATAATGTCTACCAGTTTGGCAGTCAAATCATCTTCAGAGCGCTGATTGTTATCTTGCATCACCGAAGGGCGAACTTGAGGAGGAGGAATTGGTAAGACCGTACACATTAGCCAATCGGGTCGACACCAGTGTCGACTAAAGCCCATGAATTCCACATCTTCATCTGTAATTTTTCGTAATAAATTATGAACATATTCTGGAAGGAGATACATACTAAATTCTGCCTTTCCTTCCTTGATCGTGGCACCGGGAATATCGCCTCCGGCAGTATCCAAATCCTTCCAATCTGCGAAAATCTTATGAATGGATTCTTCACGATATTTGGTGGGTTGGGGAATACCACAACCATCTTCCGTATCTTCCCCGCAACGGGTAATCTTTTGGCAAATTTCATGAACATGCTTCCACCGGGCTTCCCCTTTGAGTCGAATATCCTTGTTCTTTTCCTTATCAATCAATAATTTGCTACATTTGAAACAAATGCAGTGAAGAATCTTTACCACTTGCTTGAAGAATTGTGTAAAATAGACCGGTCTTGCAAGTGGATAATGACCAAAATGTCCAGGACATTCATGATTTCTTTGCCTGCAAGTTCGACATATTTTGTCATTCTCCAATACTCCCATACGAGGATCAAATAGTCCTCCCAGAGCACCATCCGTTGTTGATGCAGAAGTAATTTCTACCACAGATCGGCGTGTAAT